GTATTATTATAAGATAATCCAGTAGCTGAACTGCTAATTGCAGCCCTTGCCATTGCATTAGTATACTGAGTTTGAGTGTTAGTAATAGTAGTAGCACCAGAAGTCCCTGTACCATGACTAATAGAAATACCAGTACCTGCAGTTAATAATCTAGTGCTATATGTACCACTAGAATTTCGTATCATAAATCCATTAGTAGATAACCCTGCTATTGCAGTAAGCTCAGAACTAGCAGCCTGTTTACCATCTATTTGAGATTGTATATTAGAAGATACACCTAATAATTGTCCTAGCTCAGTAGTAGTAATTGTTGAGCTTGTTAATATTCCAGAACCATTTGTAACTATTACTCTATCAGCAGTATACCCTCCAAAAGATAAATCGGAAGATAACTCAGCTTTAGTTCTTCTGTATAAATTACCAGAACTATCAGCTACGATAATATAATCTTTTGTACCTGGATCTGTTAATCCAGACAAAGTAACGGTACCCTCAATTTTAGCATTACCTGAAATCCACAATGAGGCTGTTTGGGCAGATGCAAACTGATTTAAAATTAGAGATTCTACACTAGTTAAAGTAGAAGTATCTTGTTTAGTTAATACTAATTTTCCTAAAGTATTAAATGCTACACCTGTAATACTTCTATCATAAGCTGTAGTATAAGTAGTTAATCTAGGATCATTATCCCCAACTACTACTGGTAAAGAAGAAACTGCTGCTGGAACTGAGAGCCTAACTTTACCAAAGATTAGACTCGTCGCCAAGGGGGTGGACGTAGGATCTCCTATAAGATAATAATCTAATGCTGGGTTAGATATCTCACCGTCATTAATTGTTATAGTTACTTGATGGCCAGCAATGAGGTTCATTACCTCACTATATATTTTAGTAGTAAGTTCAGAATCATATAATTCTAAATCATTAGCATAAGCTAAGGCTTCTTTATATAGCCACAACTTTTCAATCTTTTCTAGATTAATAGGCTTTTTCCCTTTTTCTAATCTTTCAATATTATCATTTAATAATCTTGCAAAGTAAGATTCTGCCTGGGCTATTACAGGTAATAAAATTTCTGATGTATATATCATTAACAGTTACAATCTTTAGAAGTTAATTCATTAGCATAATCTAGATGCCTTTGAGAGTTTACTAAATCCCCAAAAGTAAAATTATATTTAGCAGCTGTAATCTCGTTATTAATTTTACGCTGATTAGAGCATTGCTTTTCATTATCACAAGTGCATGTATCAAATAAGTTCATTTTACTAATGAATGATAGCATTACTTGATTGATTGCTAAATAGGTAGTAGAGTCCGTATAAGTAACATCAGTATCAGTAGATAAAGTAATAGTTACATTCATAGCTCTATCCTTATCTAGAGTAACTGTAGCTTCATCATCTACAATACTTACAGGAGTACTTAAGATCTCTTCATCATAAGGATCAGTAATTGTAAATAATTTAACAGAGAAATCTTCTCTAGTATATGTCTCATCATTAGAGTCATAATTTGATGTATCAGTTAATGTTAGCAGAGTGCCTGCCGCATTTAATGTTATAGTAAAACTTGGTGCAAATGCTGCCATTGATTTTTAATTTAAATTAAAAAAAGGGATATCTGCAAAGATACCCCTTTTTTATGTAAAAAACAAATTTATTTTAGTTTTTTAATTAGTAAACATATTCTACATAAATAGTAAATACCCCAGCAGTTAATGCTTCAACCGCTACCGCTACCGATAACGCTTTTGGTGTACTTGCTACTTTAACAGTAGCTGCTGAATCTGCATCAGCCATAGCTACTGCAGTTAAAGCATTACCGTCTAATGCAAAATTTCCTACTAAAGAGCCGTGACGACCCGCATCCCAAATATTTCTAGAGTTTGAAATTGCTGTTGCAGCTACTAAATCGCCAGCTGATTGAGCCCCTACCGAAATAGTTGCAGCATCAGTTGCAGATGTAAAAGTAGTTGTAGCATCAATTAAAACATTTGTAATAATTGCACCTACAGGTAGTTTACCAGCTAATGCGTGTGTACCGATAGCCTTGCCACCAGTCGCATCAAATGAAGCTTTTAAAATTCTTTTTCTCATTACCTTGTAGATTAAATTATGAAACAATATTTACAGGACCTAATTTCTTTGGACTAGATGCAACCCAAGGGTTCATAATGTCCTCAAAATAAGCACCAGCAGTTGTTGACGCATCTGGAATCGCTACGAAGATTTGTATTGGAGCTTCAATTTCATTTGGAGCAAAACCTGCTTCGTGTGAATCATTAGCTTCTAATACGTATACATCATAAGTAGAACCTGCTACAGAGAAGTAAACTTGTAATGGTGCAGGGAATTTTCTACGGTTAGTTATACCGCGGAAACCTTGTACTGAATCTTCTAAGTTACGGATGTTTTGGTAAGTACCAGTTCCAAAACCAGGTTTAACTGTTTCTGTTACAGTACCAACTTCTGTCATCGGATATGGTGCAGTAGCACTAACTTCCTGTAATACAACTTGTGCAAAAGGAATTAACGGGAACTGACCAACTAAGTTGATATCAGAATCTGCAGGCATATCTGCTGTTAATGTGATAGTCTCAGATGATACTGAAGCAGTTACGCGTGCATTTGAATCTGCGTTAACTTTAGCAGCTAAAGCCGCAGCAAGTGTACTTGCAGATGTTGCAGTTGCTTCTACTGAGTAGACTGACTTATCTTGACGAATTCGTAAAGTGTCTTGATCTTCACGATGAATTAGAACCAAGTTGTACGAGTTACCAACTGTTGCTGTTGGACATACTACTGTGTAAGTTTGTGCTACTGCTGCAGCATACTCCGAACCAGTAAATCCTGTCACATCAACTCCAGAAATAACAGGGGAGAAGTAACGTTTGTTACCTGCACCACCTTGCACAATTTGGATAGCCTCTACATCAGAAATTTCTGAACCTGGGGCTACAGGAGCGTTTGTCGCTGCATTGATTATTAGCAATTCGCCTTCTGCTAAATCATCAATACCTGTTGCATCATGTGCAACGTTTTTTGCTACAATAACGCTGATTGCTTTATTTTTTCCAGCCATTGTTTTATTTTTTTAAGTTAATTAATTTATTTATTCTGTTTTTAAATTTACAACTTGAGTAGTTTGGAAGCGAGGACTTTCTATATTTTCTAAAGCTAGTTCTACTGCATAATCTACTATCTCATGATGCATTTGTTCTGGGAACTCAGATACATCAGTAAAGCCTGTAGGGTTGTTTACTCCTACTGCGTCTATACTTAATGAATATGGTTTCTTCAAGTAATCAAAATAAACCTTAGTTACACTAAATGTACCATCGGTTACTATCTGGACTTTGTTACCAGCATACATTACTAAAGGGTTTCTATATTTAGGACCATCAAATGGATCTGATATAATAACGCTTACGTCATCATGCTGTACTTGTCTAGGACTTTTAATACTATCTCCTAACCCAGTTTTATTTACTTTAACTCTAAGTTTAACCATAAAAAAATAATCTTCAGGTAATGCAGCTTCGTAAATTCTTACATTAGAATCATCGTCCATTAAGAAGTTCGTTAAAGAATCTTCTGTTTCAGATTTAACTAATGTACGTAAATCATCAATACGCTTCTGTACACCCTCAAAACCTTCTCTATAATTATTATTAGTTTGGTACCTATTCTTAAGTAATCTAATTTGACTTTGATTAAGTAAGAAATCAATAGCCTCTGGCTCCAAATTTGGATACTCCAAAAGATCTAGCTTATCAAATTTAAGCTTAAAGGCTATGTGCATTTCTTCTATGGTCATTATTTTTTACTTTTCTTTTCAGTACTTTCTAAAGCTTGTTTCAAGGCTACTTTTAAACTTTGATTATTAGGATCGTTTATGTAAGTAATAGTACTTTCAGTATCGTGTCCTATGCAATCTTCACCATAATAGTAAGCTTGTTTATTTTTTCTTAAAATTCTAGCATCTACTAAATCTTTTAAGAAAATTTTAGAATCTTTTAATTTATCTTTTACGATAGCTACAAAAGTTTCTGGATCTTTTTTCATCTGTTCTGCTAACTTAGCTTGTACAATCTCCGTATCAGAATTACCGTACTTAGCATTACCAGGATATAATTTTAAAATATTTCTCATATCTTCTGGAGTTAACTTTGCAAATTCTTTAAATGCTTCTAACTCAATATTAAATTCAATATTTTGTTTTTTAGCCTCATTTGTTTCATTAGTTATTACATAGTCAGCGTGAGGGAATTGATCTAATTCTAATAAAGAGTTTGCTACACGTTTATGACTCAACAAAAACTTGTGAATCAATTCATGTAATGGGTTGTCCGTATCAAATGATACATCTTTATCCGACATAACAACTCTAAAATCTATCCAATATGGAGAATTAGGATTTAAATCCTGTCCTAATTTTTTCCCTAACTCTTCGGCTTCTGTTTCCGTTAAACCAGTCTCAACTAACCCCTTACTATTAAAGTAGGGGCTAATTGAATCCTGACATTTATTATAACGTGTTAAACCAGCCCAACTATTTTTCTTTTTTAAAGGTTTTAACGTAATTTTCATAAATTGTTTTTTAGTTTAAAATATTACTCTGCATCACAGATTAACTCTCCGCAAGACAAAGGATTTTTAATCATCACACCGATTTCAGCAAGTGCATGACACTCGTATCCATCAATGGTATTTGATCTAAGGGTGCTAAATGATTTAGCATGTCCTTCTGGTGTAACAGCACCACCTGTGTGCCACATAACCATTTCACGATCTTTCTTAGCAATCAATTGGATGTTTGATTCTCCATCATGAGTACTGAAGTCTAAGAACGTTGCACGATATGATTCTAAAGGTCTCTTAGTTACAGGGTGTAATTTACGATTCACGTTAGTGTCATCGTACATTGGGTTATGCATCAAAGTGATTTCTGTACCGTTCAAACCTTTGTAAGTTGTGAACTGACCACCAAATGATAACTCTTGTCCTGTACCAGTGATAAATTTAGTATCTACTAACTGCCATCCACGAGCTACGTTTTTCATAGCTTTATCGAATGCATCCATAAAGTATTCACCACAAAGTGCTACGAATTTACGTTGACCTTGCTCTAATACGTTATATGATAAGTCCATCATGAACTCACGAATAACATTCTCAGTTAATGTAGTGTAGTAACGTTTGTTTGCTGGAGCAATTTGCTCACGAATACCAGCACCAATGTAAACAGGACGTCCGTTTGCACCAGCAATAGTACCTGGGTTATATTGAGAATACATCAAAAGACGATTCTTTTCTTTAGCCCACTGCATTAAACCAATCCATTCTTGATACTCTGTCCATAAGTAAGAAGCCTTACCTGTAGCAGGATCTTTCATTGAAATAACCATAACATCACTCGCTGCAGAACCTGAGATACCCCAAGATTTACGGTGAGTAGTTAATTGGTTACGCATTGCGAACGGTGTATTGAAGTAAGTAGAACCTGAACGTCCAGACAATTCTTCGTAAGCTGAGAACTCTTTCGAGATTTCTTTACCTACAGCAAGAGCTGCTTCTGGGATTACAGTTTCTGGGTTTGGAGAAATTACCTTAAAGGTATAAATCCAACCTTCTCCATCATTCTCAGGGTCTCCGACAACGATGAATGGGAAATCTCTTTCATCTGAAACTAAGATCTCACCTGACACGAAAAGTTTTTCGTTTAATTTTACTCTGAAAACTTGTCCCCATTTACCAATGGTGCTTCCAGTCGAGGTCATTGAATCAACGATTACCGCTGTTCTTTCAATATCCCCTGCTAAATACCAATCAAATTCTCGGTTACTAACATATTTAACCCTCTTAAGACCTCCTGTAAGTAAGTCAATTGGGTTCTTTCCGTAGTTACCAAAAATGAATGAGATTACAGGAGAGATAGTTTCAGGCTCTGTTAAAAAAGCATTAGCCAAGTGGTTTTGCTCAGTTAACCCAGCGAACTTCTTGCCTCTGTGTAGTACTAAATTGTTAATATCCATTTATTTTTATTTTGTTTTTAAATTTTATTCCTGTCCCCATATATTCTTGAAGGCATCAAATGATGGATTATCAGATCCCTCATCTGGAGTTCTTCTAGAACTTTTTATGGTTTTGGTAGTTTTACTAAACATCTTTGATTTAATATCTTTAGTAACTTTTTTTTCTACCTTTTTTTCAATATCTTCAAAATTGAAGTTTTTGAACTTAAAATAGGCTAGAGCAATTGAGTTAGTCATATAATCTTTTTTAAGATCCTTTGCGTACTCAGTCTCTCCATTTCTATCTGTTTTAGTTAGATAGTCAGAGAATGCTTTTCTATCTCTTTCATTTAACTTTAAACCAGCTATATTTTCAGACTTCATAATAGTATCTTTTAAATTTGCTACATAAGATTCATACTCCTTACGTTGTTGTTCTTCAGCAGCTCTTTGTCTTTCTACTAGTTCTAAATCTTCTTTTTCAGCTATCTTCTTTAATTTAGTTAAAGACCTCTTAGCTTCTTTATCTAACATTAAGCTATCTTGGTAATCCTTAATAGCCTCATCAATTTCATCTTCCGAGTACTCTTGAGTTTTTAAGAAAGCTCTTACAACTTTCTCTTGGTTTTCTTCTGAAGAAATATCAAAGTTTTCTAATGTTGTAATATTAGATTTAGCTTGTAAGTAAGAACCAATGTCCCCACCAAGTTCAATGAAATCTGTTAACTCTTTAACTACTTCTGGTAATGATTCTTTATATTCTTGAATCCCAGCTTTAATTGTATTAACAATTACATTCTCTAATCCTTCATCAGAATCTTCAAATTCTTCTTCTGAGTTATAATTTAAAATACCTTTTTCAGCTAATGCCTCTACTAAGGGTTTAAACGAGATTTCTAAATCTTCCTCAACTTCATCCTCTACTTCATCAGTTTTAGGCTCAGTAGGTTCTTCTTCTTCCTCCTCTTCTTCTAAATCTCCCTCAACCTCGTCTTCAGTTTCTACCTTTTCTGGTTTAACTGCTTTTTCTTTACTAACAGATTTATCTGCTTTTTCTTTAGCAGCTGCAATCTGTGTTTCTATTTCATCTTCATCTAGTTCAGATAAATCTGTAACTAAATTTTTGTTTAGATCTTCCGATGCTGGATCTTGGAACTGCTCAAATTTGAAAGCACCAAAGATCTCATCAGGAGCGTCTATTTTTTTGTTTTTCTCCATAACGATACAAAGTTATAATTATTTTTTTAAATTCTAAAATTTTTATTTATATATATTTTAATTGTTTATTTTTTGTATAGCTTATTTTAAAAACTTCAACTTATATATAGTTGATGTAATTAATTCTAAAGCTTCATCTATAATATTTTGATGATATGATTGTTTAAAAATAGTTTCATTATTTTTTATTTGATTGTGCTTTTTTAATACGAGCTTCCTTCATCTTAGCTACCCTATCTTTCTCAGCTTCCTTAACTTCAATGGCTTTCATCTCTTTCTCATGTTTAAATTCTTTGTCTTGCATACGATCTTGTTGAATTAACTTAGCTACTTCTAATTGATCTGGTACTCCATTATCATCTATATCCTGATCTTCTTGACCAATGAATGATGTAATTTGAGCTACGTCAATTTTATTCTGTCTATCTAATTCTTTATTCATATCTTCACGATCTAACTTTTCATATTCAAATTGTAGACGAGCTTGCTCTGATTGCATATTAGCTTCAGTTTGTTGTTGAGCAATAGCATTCTGCTCTTCTATCATTTGTTGTTCTGATTGTAAGATTTTCTTCTCAACCTCAGTAATTGAATCTGACTTAAGTACAGTAATCATGTCTGATAATTTAGCTCTATTAGATTGTAAAGCTATTTGAGCTAATCCTTTTAAGTCTTCTAACACCTTCATATCTTTAGCTGAATCTGTCATATACACACCCAAGTCTGCATTACAGAAAATTTCTGAATCTATATTAATTAAAATTCTTTCAGCATCATCTAATACATATTGAATCTTCTTAGATTTTTCCCAAGCAGTCTTAGCACACTCTATTAAATATGTTAGAACATTTTTCTTAATTTGGTTATGCTCATAAAAATGCTTTTCCGTAATATGTGATGATTGAACTACAGCCCGCTCCACATTACCAACAGTTTCATAACTAGAGATAGACCCCTCACGTTGTTTACTAACACCAGAGATATCTCCTACCATCTGTTCTAACTTAGCTAATATCTCTATATACTGTCCTACTGATTGAGATAAACTCATATCAATTGAAGAGTATTGATTAAAGTTAGGAGTTTGCCCAGCAAACTTACCCTTACCTTCTTCAAAGCTATTAATGAAGGCTAGCCCCATAGAATCAAAATAGTATAACCATTTTTCCATATCTATGTTTTGAGATCTAGGAATTTGGGCAATATCCATAACCATCTTCTTACCTTTAGCTTTAGCAATCTCTAATTCCATACGATACATTATAATGTTATATAAGTATTGTATTGGTTTTAAAGTATCAACTAAAGATGTAGAGATAGAGTTTCTAGAGCTATACGCTAGTCCTATAAAACCTAATTTACATTTAAATGGATTATCTACACTTTGGATATAATTAATCTTAGGTTGTATATTTACATAAATATCATCACCTATTCTAGTTCCTTCCCAAACTTCACTAACCCATTTCCATTCTACCTTTTCAGATAGTTCTTTTTTAGGAATATAAGTTTCATCTACAATCATCTCTTGTTCCTCCATATTCTCATCGTAATATGTTAGGAACCCAATTTTACGTAATGATTTCCATTCACAACGAACTACACGAATGTACCCATTGTAACTTCTATTACGTTGGTTTATAACGGAATTGTTTAGAGGAAGTACTACACCTTTTAAACGTTGGTAGTTAACGTCTGATCCCGGATGAGATATATCTAATGTAGAATTCATATGACCTGAATTACCAGCATCAATCTTTCTAACTTCATCCTCAGTAAGATCATCATAATATGTATCTATAATAGAAGAAGGAGTACACCATTTGATTTGTAATGCCCATTGACCATCTTCTATAAAATCTAGATCCGGGTCTTTATCATAATCAAATTCTAATGGGTTAACAACTTCAACTACTGGTTCTCCATTAATTATACCTACCCAGTAAATCTCTTCACCAGCAATTAATGCATCTTTCCACCCTTTATTAAATTTATATATAAGGTTTTGTTCTCTTAATAAATACTTTAACGCGTGATTAGCAAATACTTCAACCATATCTGAGTAATCATAAGTCATATACTTTTTAACCTCATCTAATGATTGGAACTGTTGTTGTATTTCTTCAGTAATTTCAATTCCCTGTTTCTGCAACTCAGCCATGAACTCAGCTTCCATATATTGCATAATCATCTCTTTTTCTTTTTTCTCAAATCTACTCATAGATTCAGAATCTACAGCAACTGCTCTAAAGTTAAAAGGACGTTTAATCTCCTCTCCTTCTAATAACTTAATTTTAGAAGATATAATATCATAGTGAGTAAACTTAGCGGGAAAATTCTTATCTAACCCATAAGGATTAGTTACATAGGTAAAATCCGAGTTATTAATGATTCCATTATATAAATCATAATTTACTTTCTTATTAGTAACATAAGGTTGTGATTGATTATTATAAACCCTACTGAGTTTAATAATACTATCAATCATGTTTTTACCCCAAGTTTTAGTCTTAGCCGTTCTAGCTAGTTTCTGTCTGGGGAAATTATATCCTTCTATCTCGTTCATTTTACTTTTCTAAATGTATATAATTTGCAAATATAATAAATATTTTTTATAAAAACAATCTTTTATCAAAAAATTTATCTACATCATTTTCTTGAGCTTCTTCAACCACTATATTATGCATCTCTAAATTCTGTAAAATACATAACATAAATGCAATAACACGGTCAAAGTTACCCTCATCATTGTAAGCTATCATCTCCCTTAATAAAGGTTTAGAATGAATTTTTGTTAAATTCATAACTCCTGGAGAGTCTTCTCTTTTTAACCAATCTCTTACATAAATTTCACCTTCAGACTTAATCTGCTTACTCATATGTATACCAAAATTTCTATTTACCGTAGAATTAGGGCTAATAGATTTAATAATTTGTGGTTGCTTGTGTAGTAAATACAGGCAGTTTTTAGTTTCAAAGTACGACTTAATACCTGTCTTCTCATTTTCATATAGTGCTTTTGCATTGTAATATTCTAATAATCTACGCACCCCTTCATAAAACTCATTAGCTGAATCTGGTCTACCAGTATACTCAGCAACAGGTAAATGATAGGTACTATCTGCGTTTTTAAATCTTTTATAAACTATGCAGGAACCTAATGATGGACTATTCTCAGCCTTATCTTGATCATAAGGGTCAATCCCTGCAATATATAACCCATAATCTTTTTCTGCTGGATGTTCCCATATAACTACACACCCCTCTTCTTGGTCTGCAATAACAGGGTAATCTGCTTCATATAAAGATTGATCTGGTCTCCATACTACATTACCATTTTCATCTCTAGAAAATCTACCTTTATCTCCTAAGTTATCATATTCTTTATGACTCTCTAAAAAAGATAAATGATCCTTTAACTCTGCAACAGGAAATATGTTACCAGTTAATACTAAAAACGCTTCTGAAGGAACTAAAGGTTTCATCTGAAGTAAGTCATATAAAGCTTTCTTGGTTTTACCCTGAGCTTTATCTTGACGCTCTTTTAGTAATTTCTTTAAAGCTTTCTCTTTATCAACATTACCTAGTTCATCTCTAAACTCATCAAGAGCCATCCAAGCTGGTACAAAGAACCCTATCTTACCTTTATTCTCAAATATATCATCAAACTCTAAACACTCGTAAGCTTTAGGAGAGTAGAATACTCTTTTTACAGATTCAGTAGAACCTCCTTCCATATCACCTCCAGTACCAGTCATCCATATAGTACCAAACTTATAACCATCTACGGTAGTACATTCAGCCATCTGCCCTAATACCGGCTCGAGGTTAGACATAAACCCTACCTCATCTATTGTACTAAAACCAGGTCGTGTACCATTGGCTGCAAACTCATTATCCATAAATGTACGGTGATGTACCATAGATCCTGAACCAGCCTTAGTCCATTGATTACCTATCTTCTTATCATATAAAGAATGCATAGTTTTACCAGAATCTAAAGATCCAGTAAACTTCTTACCTATAGGTGATGGGTATAAGGTATCACCAACAGTTATAGTACCAGGTAAGTTATTTAATCCGGTAAACATTTTATTGATTAAACCTTTAGAGTATTTAGAATCAATAGCCCCAATCAATGTCTCACTCCTAGGAGGTACATTCTCAGCCATCATTTCTCTATACTCATCATAATCCATAGACCCATCTGTTAACCAATTATGGGCTGTAAAACAACCTGAGATAAATGATTTACCAATATTTCTACACTCAATATCTATAACATTTAATGAGGTATTATAAAAGTAAGGCTTACCTAAATTCTCTGTTTGATACTCATATAAGTATTTAAGTGAGTCTTTATACTCCTTATAAGTAACACCATCTTTCTTTAATAAAGACTGTCTTACGTGCTCATCTAAGTAGTTTATCTCCTCATCTTTATTTGGAGACATAAGTACTCTATGACAAGAGTAGTTATCATCATTCTCAAAGCCAGAGAAGCCTCTAGCTGTGGCATGCACATACCCTTTAATCCATTCTATATCCCTAAGTCTAGGTTGTCCTAATACCTTAGTTTTAGATTTAGAATTCTTCTTCTTAATCTCTATTACCCAATAGTTAACATATAAAGCTAAAGCAGGAGGTATCCATTTATATTCTCCGTCATGATCTACCCAGTATCCTTCAAACATCTTACGCTTAGCGTTAGACCAGTATTGTTTATACTTTAATGAGAATGGATTAATTTTCGGAATATCTCCTTCAATACATTTCTCTAATGGAATTTTATTCCTATAATCTAAATAGTTAAATTGCTCCATTAAATTTCTCCTGTATCAGATAGTGACTCCATAGATCCTCCTTTAGCGGTACCTCCGCCAGTACGCTCCATCTCAATATCTTTCTTAATTTGGTTCAATGTTTTAAAGATACTTTGAGTATTAGCAGCTAGCTTATCAACTTTATCAAAGTTATCTAAACTATACTCCATAGTCCTTAGGAACTCGCTACGCTTCTCTAACGTATCATCCCATTGGCGGATGTGCCTCTCAGCGGGGCTATCTGCTATTTTCTGATAGAATGCTATTAACTCATCTATAATAGATTTATTCTCTGAATAGAATCCTACGTCATTCATAAAATCTTCTTCTAACAACTCTACTCTATCTTCAAATGGTAGAGAATAATACTTACTATCTAGATCTGTAAGTAAAGCAACAAACCACATCACTTTTGATGACGTGGTTTTACCTTTTGATTTATCTTGTTCGTAATGCGTTTTAAATACTCCAGCAATCTTTAACTGAGGATTTACCTCCCAAAAGTTTACATTAGTATCAAAGCCATTAATTATTTTACTCATACTATTTTTTACTTGTTAATGTTTTTATACATTTATCTAAAAATTTTTGATCTTCGGCTGGTCTTCCAGCTTTAATTCTAATTAATATATCAACTAAATTATGATTAGACTGGTCTTTTAATATATCTACATAATCACTTTTAGAATCTTCACTTTTAATTTCTAAACTATAATATAACTCATTTGGCTTGGTTGTTCCTATAATTACTAGACACGTACTTATATATAAATCATTAATCCAATTTGTACCTTTTACTTCATTTGTGTCTAAATTAATTAAGCAATTTGCCCCAAATAATTTAGCTTTTGTCCATGTTTTATTAATATTCATATTATTCATATTTTTTAAATCCTATAAATTTTTCATTAGTTCCTATAATTAGTTTTTGAATCTTTTCATAACTATCTGAAACTAATGTATTTCCTTTATCTTTTAAATATACAATACACTTATCTTTATGAACTCTTCCTTTATCACTTATAGATTCTTCTACACCAGTAATATCTGAAATAGGACAAGTATATTTATACTTAACATTCTTCTTTCTTAATATAAGATTATCCTCATCATCCTTATCATAAATATCAGAGATGAGTATAAACTCATAACTATTCCTGCTCACTAGCGAGCCTGTTTTTCCTAGCTTCCTCATTCTGCTTTATCTTATAAACCCTTCCAGGTTTAATTACAAATTTACCTAAATAAGCTAGATGAACATTACTTTTATTTTCCATACACTCTTTAACAAAAGAGAATTGAGACTTTATAATTTTCTCAACTACTGCCTCTGGAAGATTAAGTTCTTTTGCTACCTGCTCTATTATATCGTTCATAAGCTACAGTAATTCTATCTAAGTAATCCTTCATTGTACCTAACCCAGTATCATTTAACTTAATGACTGGTGTAGCATAACGTCTATTATCTGAAGGATCTATAAAAGATTTAAATACAGTTTGACTATTTTTAGGTATATACAGGTAATCTGTATCACTCAATCTATATACTAAAGCTTTATATCTAACTTCAAATACACTTTTTCTTTGTTCTGGTTTAAAGCCTAAATTTTTAAGACTCTCTCTTGTTAACCCCATACTAGTTATGTTTATATAATTCTATAATTAAACAATATATATTATCTTTTGGATTAACCAAAAATTGATGACCATAATAATCTGGTCTATCTATATCTGGATGATTTGCTATAATCTCATTTAATCTTTGTTCTGCTGATTTATGACACTCTAATAGTTCTTCAAACGTATTATAATGTACTGCAATCTCATCATACTTATAACCATTATTAATGGTATTATCACTGTCTTCTTTCATATTATTCTATCTCATAAGAATAGGTAACCACATATTTATCTCCTGATTTAGGCTTAATAGCAAACACAGCAATATTAATTCTATATTGTTTTGGATTTTCTAAAGCTGTAAATACACCTCTTTTCTTTAATCTTTGAAACACATTATTAAAATTATATACAGTAACCCCTAGATTTTTTGAGATAACCCTCCGAGTTTTGGAATCTAATTCCACTATTTGACTATTAGGATTAGTGTTATAATTGTAATATAGTATTTCAGATAATAAATCTATTTCAGTATTTGTAAAATTTAATTGTACATTATACCCAGAAATATAGTCCTTAAAGAACTTTACATCAGGAGTACTATGTACGAATTTAAATTTACTTGTATATGTATTATCTATCATAATTTATATCTTGGTAGCGAGGGTGAGAGTCGAACTCACAATAATATGCGTAATGAGCGCATCTAGCCTACCGAAGCTTGTCCTCGCACTATTTATTTTCTAATAATCTCCAGTTATTTTTATATTGATCTGGATTACTTTTTATTACTCTTTGTGTACCACTTGGTACTAAATTAAACTCAGCACTAGATTCAAGAAACACTAATTCAGGTATTACATAGTAATCCTCTGTATGTGGTACATACACAATTACAAAATCAAAGGCTCCTTGTTCATATTTCTTGTATTTAATCTCCACTCTATTAGTGAGAGTACGTCTTGCTCCAGCACATTTAATAGAGCCATCTGATGCTATGTAGGCAGATTTAATCTGTATCCTTAAAAGAATATTATCTATATCAAGAACTAAATCATAGCTAAATCTATCACCTACAGGTATACAAACTTTGTAACCTAATTTAACACATTTAGCAATTACTGATGTTTCTGCTATATCTCCTTTTAATTTCTTATCCATTTTAAAGCTGCTCTACCCCGCATTATTATTCTTATTAGTTTTTTATTTTTGGAACAACTAAATAAGTACCATCAGATTCTAAATTAACTGGAGAAGTATGTATCTTCTCACCACCATCTCCTAAAACAATACTTGGAGCTGAATAATTTTTAAATTGTTCCATAGGTTTACATACTTGCTCTACATAAGTAACTAAACAATCAATTACCCTATCTCTAGAAGTTCCCTCTAAAATAGGTTTTCTAACCATACCTACTATAACCTTTTGTCCTATATTATTAGGATCTGATTGATACTCTGGAGTCTCTACCATTGTACCTAATGCTTTAACTAAAGCTTCTATTAATTTATCTTGTTCCATATTCTTGTATTAATTCACCATTTTTATATAGGGCTAATAATTCATCAGTCTCAGGATGAACAACTCTTGTAAACCAAGAATTATCATTCCCCTGATAATTAATTATTTGCATCCCTGCATGCTTCTTTCTAATTTCACTTAAATCTAACATACTACAAAGATATAAATAATTTTTATAAATTCCAAATAAAAGTTATAATTATTTTTTATATAGCTCAGAATGAGCAGGATAAATTTTCTTAAATACATAGTTAACTAGAAAATCTACAAAATAAGCTTCGTGTTCATCATTAGTTAAATCTAAGTCTACACCATGATATTCAAAGATTCTATTCTTCCAATGTATAACCTCATGTACAATTTCAGGTATAGTAGCATTTGATCTGAAAAACAAATAATAACATCTGCTGTTCATGGTTTTAGCTTTAGTATCTATAAAGAATAAAGCAGTAGTACCTTTAAATTCCTCTTCATCATACTTAAGAGCAGGAACAGATTTAAAGCCTTCTACAAGATCTTCTGCTACAACTAAAACAAACTCTCCTCCATAAATAGGAACCTTACCTTTATACTTCTTAACCCTCTTCATTAGACATATTTATCCCCTGCTTTCCAACTAGCTTATCAATACTTAATTATAAACTTTGATTACTACCGTGTTTAGCCTAACGTTGCTTTTCTCAATCTCTCCCTTTTAGTACCTTAGTACAGCAACCTAGTAATCTATATTATAATTTTTTTCACTCTATCGGGGACACCTCCTCTCTATTTGAGAGTACTACCCGACTTCTGCCCCTATACTAATTATCCTCTAGGGGGTACTGCTTTGGTGAGCAGGAGTACTGCAAAGGTAGGAATTATAATTTACATATCAAAATTTTTTCAGAATTTTTTTTCAGAATTTTTAAAATATACCCACTACCCAATTTTTTTAAAAATTTTGTGTGTCACTCATTTTGTTGTCGTGGTCATACAAAACTCCCCTCACCTACTTTTGACTTTACATAGGGTAGGGTCTTAAAAACCTTTTTGTTATGAAATGCACAATCTTATTTTTAAGCGAGAAAAATCCTCTTTGGGTGTTTGTTAAACCTGTATCTACTGTTACTGATGGTATCGTAGATAACTATGAGGGAGGCTGGTTACAGCTTGCTGA